ATTTTTACACAAACCTTAGATTGCTCTACAGATTGTGGTAACATTTGAAAAGTGAAATCATGTGTTCTCATATCAGAAGGACCTTTATATGCGGCAACAATATAAGGATTAAGTACAGCACCTTGTGTACGTTCCATTATAGTTTTTGTTCCTTCTATCAAAACGTTCGCTTTGTTTGCAGCTTTAAGTGCAAATATTTTTCCAGCTTCACTTGATGCTGCTGAAGTTGTGGCAGCCAAAACATCTTTCAACTTTTGAATGCTCATTCCTGCAGCGGCCGCGCCAGGGTTTTGGAGTGCTTTTACAGCTTTATCTACCCCAGCTCCTAGTCCACCTAATGCAACTGATTCATATTCTGATTTATATGATGTGTTTAGGGCGTCGCCAGGGATATATAATGCTATATCAAGCGTTGGCTTTTGAGTTTTGAAACTAGAAGCTTCAAAGGATATCCAATTATCAGTACCACCTCCGGCTATCTGCCCGTTCTTTCCTTCATATCCAATATCAGAGGGGTATTCAAGATATGTTATTGGTGTCTGTGCAGGCGTAGTTGGTTGTGGGGTGGATTGCCCTGGCCCTCCGAATTGACCCATTAGATATCTCCTTTTGTGGTTGTTATTTTTAAACTATCTATATATTTATATGGCATACAAGGGAAAGTTTCGCCCTCAAAATTACAAAAAATATAAGGGTGATCATACTAAAATTATTTATCGATCTGGCTGGGAATTAACCTTCATGAAATACCTAGATAGGCAACCTGAAGTCTTGCGATGGTCAAGTGAAGAGATTATTATACCCTATCGTTCACCCATTGACAATAGAGTACACAGATATTATCCAGATTTTTGGGTTAAAACTGATCAAGGTGAATCTCTAATTGAAATCAAACCTAAGAAACAAACAAAACCCCCTAAACCTAACCCCAAACATAGGAGAAGGTTCCTCAAAGAAGTAAGAACATGGGGAGTCAATGAAGCTAAATGGAAGGCAGCTCAAGAGTTCTGTGAACACAAAGGTTGGAAATGGCAAATAATAACAGAGGACACTTTGACAACTAAATAGTAATATGGCTACAATAGAAGAATCTTATTTGGATAAATTAAAAGATGCAATAAAGACTAATTCAGTAACTGCTAGAGCAAGAGCAGCGGGTGATTGGTTCCGCTCAATTGTCAATAGAACAAAGGGTCAGTTTTCCGATGAAACGCCAAAGACAATACTTTCACGTTCAGACAGTTTAGTATCTAAAAGTGTACTAGGGAAAATGTATTTCTATTCTTATGATCCTAAATGGAAAAATGAGCTTCCCTGGTATGATACCTTTCCTTTGGTTTTTCCTATTGAAAAATATCCAGATGGATTTCTTGGATTGAACTTTCATTATCTTGCTCCAAAACATAGAGCTGTATTAATGGATCAACTTAAGATGTTTGCAAATAATAAAAAGTACGATGAAACAACCAAATTAAAATTAACATACGACATGTTAAAAGGTTTCACTAAGATTAAAAGAGCAAGGCCAACAGTACATAGATATCTTTCAAGTAAAGTTAAATCTCAGTATGTACTTGTTAATGCAGATGAATGGGAAGTAGCACTTTTTCTACCAGTAGAAAGATTTAGAAAAGCAAGTAAAAAGAAAGTATGGACACATAGCGGAGGAATGTTCTAATGCATCCAGGACACGGAGGACCCCCACCAACAGGACCGGGTGGAGATTTTGCAGTAAGTGATTTTATGGCCAAATTGGATGGTCTAGGAAGTTATGCAAAAAGAAATAGATTTACGGTTCAAATTATACCACCCGAAACATTAAATAGTGAGGTTCCGGCTTCACAAATAGAATTTCTTGTTAAAGCTATATCATTTCCAGGTAGATCTTTCGGAGCAACCACCTACAGAAGTGGCGGTAAATTTGGATTAGAAGTTCCTTATGAAGTGACAGAAGAACCTGTATCAATTGTTTTCTTAGGTACAAATGATTGGAAGGCTAGAAAATTTTGGTATGATTGGCATGAGCATATACAAAGTAACTCTTCATACAATATGCAATATTATAGTAAGTTTATAGGAACCATTACAATTTCAGTTTATAATGAAGAAGCACAAGTAGCAGGAGGAACAGATGGACAGGCCACACATAAAGTAAAATTACACGAATGTTGGCCGAAAACAATAGGTGCTATAGAGCTAGGCTGGGAAAGCGGTGAATTAATAGATTTTACAATAGATATTGCATATAGCTGGTGGACACAAGAATAAAAATTTTATAATTATTATAGGAGAATATTATGGCATTACCAAGAGTGGCATCACCCACTTATGAATTGACAGTCCCTTCAACAGGACAAAAAGTAAAATATAGACCTTTTCTTGTAAAAGAAGAAAAGACATTATTAATGGCAATGGAAGCTGGGGATAACAAAGCGATGTCCAGAGCCATGCAAGATATTATTACTGCTTGCACAGAAGGAGAAGTAGACCTTAAAACTCTTGCATCTTTTGATATTGAATATTTTTTCCTTCAACTTAGAGGAAGATCGGTAGGGGAAGTTTTAACAATAAGCCCACATAGACCTTCAGACTTTAAATGTTGTGAAGAAGGAACTGAAGGAGATATTTGTGCAGTTGAAATTAATATTGATGATATTGTTATGAATACTGCAGAAATTAAAGCTTCAGAAATAAACATTACTAAAAATATTGGCCTGAAATTGAAATTTCCACAAATTGAAACTGTGCAAAAATATGCTGGAGAGGGCGAAGACATAAAATCAGAGAATGTATTTAAACTGATTATAGATTGTATTGATTACATTTGGGATGGAGATGAAATATTCAAGGCAAAAGATTCTACTAAAAAAGAATTAAATGATTTTATTGAATCTCTTAGTTCCGCACAATTCACTAAAGTAAGAGACTTTTTTGAATCGATGCCAAGACTACGCCATGAAATAGATTGGAAATGTCCGAGATGTGAAAAATCTAAATCCCTAGTTATTGAGGGGATTGATTCTTTTTTCGGATAGCGCTGAGTCACGATTCCCTGGCGAATCATTATCAAACAAACTTCGCTATGATTCAGCACCATCATTGGAGTCTAACCGAACTTGATAATATGTTACCTTATGAAAGAGCAATATATGTAATGTTGCTACAAAATTGGATTAAAGAAGAAAACGAAAGAATAAGAACCGAGAACGCCAAAAATAAAGGAAGATAAAAATGGCCGAAGAAGGTGGTAAACCAACTGGAAAAACTTTAACGGATGTTGTAGACGCGTTAGAACATCTTAATAGTGAACTGGATCAGCAAGGTGCTGACTCAAGGCGATCTGGTGCGCAAGTTGTAAAGGGCGGAAGAATATCATCGATATTTGCATTCTTTCACAGACGCGCGCAAAAGAAACGACTCAGACAAACACATGAAGACATTAAATCTCTGCGAGTTGCAACGATGTCTGAGTTTGATGAGCAAGACACGCGGCACATGGACAATCAATACCAAGCGGGTCAAGCAGAACGCCATCTAGAAAACATTAGTGTAGGTGGTGAAGCAGCGGCTATTGCTACATCGGAGATATCAGAAAATCACGGTAGTCAATTAGAAAGTATAGAGGAAGCACTTTCAGGTGGAAATCTAGCCGGAGACATTGGAGCAGCAATAGGTGAGGCTTCAGAAGGTGGTGATACTGGAGGTGACAATTGGGCGAGGGAATCAGGAGGATTTTTACAGAATATTCGAGCTGACACAGATTCCATAGGCAACGCAATGGTGGTGACGGTTGGGCAGATGGATAAGACTGTCGATTTATTAGCAAATATACTTAATTTACAAATTGATGATTCTGCTGCAGCAGCAGAAGCGGCAAGAGAAGCCGCAAGAGCAGGGGGTGCTGGAGAAAAGATTCCTGACGGAAAAGTAGAAGAAGCAAAAGCTGGTGGATTTTTCTCTAAGATGGGTAAGGCTGTAATGAAACCTGTTGGCGCCATGGGAAGAAGTATGAAGGCAGCTGGAAAAGGTATTCAGGGTTTTCTGGTAGGGTTGTCAAGAGGACTAGCATCATTTGCTAATCCAATGGTATTAGTAGGTGTATCAGTCTTAGCTCTTTCACTTCCAATATTTGCTGCGGGGCTTGCTGCAGCATTTAAAGTATTTGAATTAATTGCAGGTGAAGGTAAGGCATTAGAATTTGTTACTGGTATAATCGAATCACTTGGTGAAGCAATTGGAACTATTCTTCATAAAGTCTTATCAGGTTTTGGAGAAATGGTAAAACGAATGGGGCCATTTATCGAAGCATTTTTCGATGGACTCGCCACTCTAGTTAAAGCATTAATGCCAATTGTTACAGGACTTTTCAAATTAATAAAAGATATCATTACTGATCCTGTCCTCAACAAAACCATGCAGGCAGTAATAGGTGCAATTAAATCGGCCATTACTGATGTTAAAGATGTTCTTGTTGCTTTTGCTCCTGTAGTAAAAAGTATTATTAGTGATATTAGTGCAGTTATTATTGCAGTAGCCGGTAAGATAGAAGCAATTGTTGCAACTGTTGGAAGTGTAATTGAAAAAATACTAGCAAGTTTTGATGGAGTAGTTGCACAGATAAAACCTATTATTGAACAAATTGGTTTAACCATAGAAACAATTATAAATGCTATTGGTGACAATATAGGTAAAATTGGAAAAACTATAGAAGGTATTATTACTTCTATTGGAGATAATGTAACAAAAGTAGTTGGTTCTATTTCAGCTCTCATTACAGCAATAGGTACAACCATCTCAGGAGTAATAGATTCCGTAGTTGGTGGAATAGAACGATTAGCCGCTCTTTCGGGTGGTAATATGGTAGCTGTTGGAGCGGGACTTGCGGCAATAGGTGCAGGTCTTGTAGTCTTTACTGCTGGCGCAGCCGTTGCTGGTGGTGTTATGCCTAGTCCAGCAGAACTTGAAACTGTAGCTAAGAGTATTGAAAGATTTGGTGCAATTCCTGCAGAAAATCTTACAAAGGTTGGTGAAGGAATGAAAAAAGTAGGTATAGGCTTACTAGCATTTGGTGCTGGTGGTGCAATAGCCGACCTTCTTATGCCAGCGAATAGTGCAGGAATGGAAGCTGTTGCTAAATCAGTACAAAGATTTGGTCAAATCGATGGATCAAACTTCGCAGTGGTTGGAGATGGAATTAAAAAATTGGGTATTGGTCTAGCGGCTTTTGGTGGGGGTGGAGTAGTATCATCTCTTGGAGAAGCATTCTCTAGTTGGATTGGGGGAGATAAAGATCCTGTTGAAAAATTTCAAAAGTTCGCTGCAATAGGACCTGGATTGTTTCTTGCAGGAAAAGGAGTCTCAGCTCTCGCTGCATCCTTTGATGCTTTCAATACTGATAATCTAGAAAGAATCGGTAGTGGACTTAATAAGTTTATGAACGCGACCGACATGGAGAAATTGACAGCTTTCTCAAAAGCCACGGAGGGTTTAATGACAGGACAAATGTTAGCTCAATTACAAGTAGAAAGTAAACAAGCTGGAGGCGGGACAACCACTACAGTAGTAACTAATAATAATACAACTCAAGTAAATGCTTCTCAACCTGTAGTAATCCCCGCCACAGGAGTTAGTCCATCTAATACGGATATAATGAATGTCCGTATAGTAGGTTAGTTTTTATAATAACCATCTGAAAGATAATAGATAAGGGCATCCATCAAATCGGGATCACCCCAAGTTGATGCACACCATACCACTAAAATCACACAAAAGAAAAATCCATACATAGCATTATTATCATTATTCATTATTCTTGCTCAGCCAATTTTGCAAAGTATGAATACTCTTCTGTATCACCAGCTGAACCGGCCGACTCTGCAGTTGTAACATTTTCAACAACAGGTTCTACATGTGGAGTGGCCATAGGTTTACCACCATCAAACGGCGCATCGAAAGTATTAGGCTTTGGTGAAGCTGTTTCCACACCAGTTCCAAGACCAAGTACTCTATCCAATTTCTCTTTCAACTCTGCATAAGTCTTAAAGTTCTTTGGATCAGTAAAGTCTTCCAATGAATGTTCTGTTTTCCAAACTTCTTCCATCTTAGCATCATCTGTATCAAGAGGAGCGGGATTTTCAAATTCACTCTTATCATAATTTGAGAACCCATCAATCTTACGAATCTTTATTTTGAAATTCGC